TTGTCATACCTTGCCAAAATTGGAGGTCTCATATTTGTTCGTTTGACTGTGCTTTTGCCAGTAGAAGCATTCTTTTGGATCATTGCAATTTGAGTCTGGGAAGCCTTGCCATACATAGGCATCAAATACTCTGCCAAATTCCACCTCAAGGCCATGTTATAGCCCTCTGGCAATGCAATAACGTCATACATTGTCGTGAATCGAGTGAATATGTTGTCAGCAAACAAGTGGACTTCACCCTGACTTGGATTAGGCCAAAGGAAAATGTTTCCTAATATCTCTGTAGGCTGGTAATAGACTGCTTTAGGCCAAGGACCATTGAGCGTTTTAAGACCAATCATCTCGTATTCTTCAACATTCAACACTGAAACTGGGTAATCTAGACCACCACCTGTTATTGCTACACCATTGGAAGTCGTATTGACACGAACAAAAGCACTGTTCAGAGTAAGTGGACGTTTGTAATAGCCAACAATTGTAGTGGATGCAACAGTTTGACTAATATTAAGTAAATAAGTACCAGCTTCTAAGACTTGTCCACCAGCTCCTGTACCAAAACCCACAATCGTAGTGCCTGCTGTAATTCCTGTGCCCTGAAGCACCATATTCATGGATACAGCACCAGAATTGATAGAAGTGACAGTTAGGATGTTGCCAGAAATTGAGCCTACAAAATTAGCTTGAATTGATCCAGTTGGACCTATGGAATATTGGGTTTGATTTTGAGTGACATTGAAGACAATCTCAGTCTTATAAAAGACCATCATGCTCTCGTTAGACCATTGATCTAACATGTCCAAAAGCATGTCAAAAGCATCTTGGGCAGATTCTGGCGTAGGAATTTCACCAGCCTCAAGTGCTCCAATGTCCTTGAGTGCTCTGCTTACAATGTCAATAGGCATCACCATACTTTAGCCCCCAAAAGGTTTGAAAGTGTTGAAAACCCAAGGCAAAGTGGCTTTTTCCTTTTGCACTAGCTGTTTTTCTAGGTTAGATTGTATAAGATTTACGCCATCTTGGGTAGTTTCTGCCACTATCCAATCAATAATATTTTGCTCTTTTACTTCTGCCAAAGGTGTTTTTAGCACAGGATTGGCAAACTCATGTGTTCCTTGTTGCTCAACTGTATTTGTGCCATCAGTTAAAGAAACAAAGAATTCAGCATGGGTGATTAATTCCTCATTAGTTTGAATGGAAGTTATTTTAAAATTCATGCAACTAAATCCCATGTTCTAGTTTCTTCATTCCATGTGTATCTCTTAGGTGCTTCTGGTGTACCTACATCGGTAGGATATGCAACGGGTGAATCCCACAAACAAGTGGTCTCATTCAACACCCAAGATGCGTAGGGCTTGGAAGGTATGAAAGCATCTCTGTCAGCGTCATAAATGTATCCAAGGCCAGCGTAATTCTTACGAAATGGAGTGCCACCCAATGAGTGAACACCTCCATGCGTGTTGTAACTGGTCTGTTTCCAGTTGCCACCAATTAAGCGTTGGCAAAATGCAATCCCAATGGATTCCATGTGGTTGCCCTGTGCGTCTGCTGTATCAGCGTCAGCCACCACAATAACTTGTTTGACAACATTGTTTGAATCTAATTCTGCAAAATGAGCCATTATGTTCCTCCCAATTCTTTAATCTGTTCGTCTGTCCAAATGGTGTCGATTGATTCTTCAAAAGCCTTAATCTTTTCCATTGTTGCGTCTATTTCTTCCCATGTAGGGCATGGTCTTGGGTCTTCCCATTGTGTGATGGTGCGGTTGCTGATCTGCCACTTAGCATTTGGTCTAAGTAGTTGAAAGGCAGTATCAATGCCATAAAGTTGATAGATTTTTACCATGTGATTATGACAATGCCTGAGCCACCATTTGCGCCAACTTGTACTGTGCCTAAGGTTCCGTTATTACCACCACCTCCACCGCCTGTATTTGATGATCCAGCAACTGCCGCAGAACCTGCCGCTCCTGTACCGCCTCCGCCTGTACCACCAGCACCACCAGAATTTAAGTAAAAACCTCCACCTCCTCCGCCACCAGCGTAGTAAGTTGATGTGCCAATTAAAGAAGATGTCAAGCCAACGCCACCTGCATAACCAGATTGTTGCCCACTACCACCTGAGCCTGCAGCGCCTGCACCTCCCCCACCTGCCCCGCCCCAAACATTTCCTGTGGTTGACCCTCCAGCATTACCTTGGCCTGATGGTGATGCAGAGCCTCCTGTATTACCAGCATTACCTCCAGAACCGCCACCGCCAGAACCACCAGACTGACCATTATTTGCATTTGTGCCAGCATTGCCACCACCGCCTCCACCTGTTGATGTAATCCCATTAAATACAGAATTACCACCAGACTGACCATTACCCCCAGATGTTGCACCAGCACCACCACCGCCTAAAGTAATAGAATAAGTTGTCCCTGAAGTTACGCTCAATCCTGATCCAGTTAAAAATCCACCAGCACCTCCACCACCTGCTCCAGAGTATCCACCAGCGGTAGTTGTCATCCCACCACCTCCTCCACCAGCTACAACAAGGTAATTAACACTTGTCACACCTGCGGGTGCAGTCCATGAGCCTGAACCAGTAAAAATTGCTATTCTTGAGGCCTTTGTAGCCCCACTAAAGAAGAAATTAGGTGCGCCAAACATTATGCAAACGCCTGTGCGAATGTGCCGTACCAAACAGAGTTAATACATACAAATGAAAGTATGTCTAAGCCTGTGGTTGCAGTTGTGGTGATCGTTGGAGCAGTCCCTGCAGGCCATTTAACGCCTGTAAACGTAGCAGTCCTAGACCCTGTTCCATCTTGGATTAGTTTTACAATAAACGATGTGCCTGATGTTGCTGTTGGCATGGTAAACGTACAGTTACCAGTCAACGTGTAGCTTAAAACAGTTCCTGAAGACAATGACAAAGTAACTGCTGTGCTTGAGTTAGCAATTGATGGAGCAGTTTCTGTATAACCAGTAATTACTGGAGTAGTTAAAGTAGGAGTAGTTCCTAGTACAACACTTCCAGTTCCAGTTGAAGTTGTTACTCCTGTACCACCATTTGCAACTGCTAATGTGCCTGTTACGTTAGCTAAGTTGACAGTTCCAATAACAGTTTTTAAATTTCCATTATTATCAGTTGTTCCATCAGTTGACCATGTATCTCCAACTTGAAGTGTGACTTTGACAATCTGACGCAATGTGGAATTGTCGTTGTAACTAATAGTCAATGTAACAGCAGATGTGTCTGTGTTAGAAATGTAAATAGTTTTGACTAAACGTCTAGTAGACGATGCTGGTGAAGCTACTAAAGTTACTGATGTTGTGCCATTTAAAGCACCATCACTAGAACCTTCAGTGAAGCTAGTACCTGTATCATCTGAATAAGCACTGACGAAAGATGGGTTAGTAGTGCTTGCCGCGCCTGACATCGCCACTACTATTGATTTTGTTGTTGCGTCTAAAATTAACATAATTTCCCTTTATCTTGAAATAAACCAAGCATAAGCGTTTGCTGAACTTGAACTACCTACTGAAGACCAATATGCTGGACTTGTGCCATTTGATGTTAAAACATAACCTGCTGTACCTGTTGAACCATTTGCACTTAAAGTCCCTGTAATAGCTTGATTAGTGCTTGTTAATGTGCCTGTGCTTGGGTTGTACTGTAGCTTGGTTGAGCTTGTGTAAATGGTGCTTAAACTGCCTGAAGTAGCACTTGTGAAGTTGATATAACGTGTGCTTGCTGTGGTGGTGTCATCTGTGATTGTTGTGGCCGCAGTCGTATTAGCCCACGTTGGCACTCCACCAGCCACAGTCAAAACCTGCCCTGTTGAGCCTACAGCTAGCTTAGAAAGCGTATTTGTTGCTGAAGCATATAAAGTGTCTCCAGTGGTGTAAGTCGTTAGGCCTGTACCACCATAAGTAGCACCAATTGCTGTGGCATTCCATGTTCCTGTGGTAACTGTGCCCAAAGTCACTAGGCTTGTACTACCTGCCAGAGGTGAAGCACCTAAAGTATTGTATGAAACAGTCCTTGCTGTGCTTCCATCGAATGTAGTGCCACTAGCTACACCAGTTCCTGAATTGTTAAACGTCACAGCATTGGCTACGTTAACTGCTGTGCCTGTGGTGTTGCCTGTACCACCATTGGCTGTGTTTAACGTGCCTGCAAGGGTTACAGCACCTGTTGTAGCTGTGCTTGGTGTGAGTCCTGTTGTGCCAGCACTGAATGAGCTGACAGGAGTAAGATTTGTCCAACTTGGCACACCAGATGCCAAAGTAAGATACTGTCCATTAGTTCCTGCTGTCAAGAATGTTGTTGTGCCTGATGCTGATTGGTAAACCAAAGCTCCAGAACTTCCACCAGCAATATTTGTTGCAGTCGTTGCACTTGTTGCAGTTGAGGCATTACCTGTCAAAGCACCCACAAATGTAGTTGCTGTTAGAGTATTGCTTGATGGGTTATATTTGAGATTAGTGCTGACGTTTTGAGTTGTGATCACTCCACTTGTTGCACTTGTGAATGCTACATAAAGATTAGCATTTGTGGTGTTATCTGTAGCTATTGTTAAGCCTGATCCACCTTGTGCCCAACTTACATTAGTGCCATCTGTCTTTAGAAAATATCCAGTATTTCCTGCTTGAGTTGGCAACAAATTAGTTAAAGCACCTGTGTTTGATGTTGCTCCTGTTCCACCATTGCTGACTGACAATGTGCCTGCCATGGTGATTGTGCCACTTGAGACAATTGGGCCACCAGAGTAGGTTAGGCCTGTAGTGCCTCCAGAGACTTGGACGCTTGAGACCCCGCCTGCCGCGCTCGAAAAGGGCAACCCAGCAGGCCCAATGAACGTAATAAAAGCAAGTGTCAATGGGTCATACAATGCCTGAACAGGCAATATATTCGTTGTCTGTGTAATACCTACGTTATTCGAGTTTGACATTGTTGCACCCTAAAAAAATAGGGGATTTTCACCCCTTTTAGCCTTGGCTAATTATGATTGGTCACCTACAGGAGTGACATACAAGATGCCAGCAGTGCCACTGTTGCTGATAGCAGTCATGTAAAAAGGCGTTGTAGGTGTCGCTAGGATCAATGGGCTAGTCATGCCAGCAGGCAAAACATAGTCTCCAAGTGTTGTGCCATCTACTGGAAATACAGCAGGAGGACAAGGTGTAAAGCTCGCAAACTTTACAGCAATGGGTGATGCTCCTGTATTCAAGAATGATGTGTAGTTGATCTGGTCATTGGTTGTGTCATCAATTAGTGTACTTGCATGTGAAGTGCTTGTAACTGATAACGCAACTGTTTGACCAGCATTGCGTTGGACTGTTGAACTAGCCATGATTAGACTGCATTAATTGGCAATGGACCTTCAACTCTGGTGATCTGGAAAACATAAATACCAGATGCAGGCACAACTGCACCAGCAGTCGTATTAGCAATTTGCATGGTCAAAACTCCTGCTGTAAGCACATCACACTCAGCAATGATAATTCCAGCAGTTTGAGCACCTTGCAAGCCTACAGCTTGAACAATGTCAGTTGTTTGTAAACCAGCAATATTGAATGTCTGTGAAGCACTTGTGTAAGAAGCTACAGAAACAGGTGTCAATGATGGGCCAATGTAAAAAGTTTCGTGGCTATTGCCTCGTGTAATCGTTGTGGATGACATGATTAATTCCTTTGATGAATTGTAACTTAAAACGAAAAAAAGCCACCCCCTTGTGTGAGAGTGGCTTTATATTTTCCTGATCCTTATGGGAGGAAAGTTAGATCGTAGCCATAGACGAAAACGTCACAGGTTGCCGCAATCGTTGTGCCAACATTCACATACATGTTTGCTGGATTACTGATAGCAGTTGAAGCATTGGTTGCAGAGGAGGTTGTGACGTATGGTCCTCCTGTGTTGCTGGTGAGCGCGGCTGTGGTGAGCACAGTCGATCCAGTTGCTCCAGTGCCTGTGTAAACACCCACAGTAGCTGTAGCAATAGTGGTTGTTGCACCACTACTGTTTAGGCCATTGGTGATGAGGATACTGACAGGTACAAATTTGCTCACATCCAAAACTGTCATTGCTGTATCACCAGCTTGAGACAAGTTTACTGACTGAGCAGATGCAATCAAACGCAAGGCTTGGTTTGTAGCCAAGTTTTGGGGATGATTGGTGACTGTGGTTGCTGGTCCGGGGTTTGCCATTTGGAATTCTCCTTAAATTAGTGAATGAGTGTGTGTTAGGCCGCAATTCTGCAAGACAGCTCAGGGTACAAAGGCGCCCAGCCATACAACACATCAAGCCTTGTGGGGATCGAATCGTTGTTAATTGTGTACTGACGCACCACGCGCATGCTGAGTCCAATCTCCTTATCAGAGGCACGACCAGCAAAGTGGACACCCTCTGGCAACTCAAGATCCGCTACCGCGAGCGTGAACGCATTCCTGTGCATCAGAATATTCTGTGGACTGTATGTACCAGTTGCAGAGACTCCAATGCTAAAGGGTGTGACCACTGCTGAGGCGGCTGGCGATGCAGTCACATTCTGGAACTGACCTGAGTAAATCAAAGCAGGGCTAACAGTGACTGAGGTATTACCATTGGTCAATGCTGTAGTAGAAGTGACCACAAAGTTGCGTAGCTTGTTGTTGCCATAAGCCTGACGATTTTGTGGATTCACTGCATACACGCCAGCAATGGTGAATGTGTCACCTTGGTTGAGTGTGCCTGCGGCAGTGGCTGTGATGTTCAACGTAGACGTTGATGCCCATCCACTTGATAGACCTTGGCTTGCTCCATTGATGGTGATTGAACCAGCACTAGAGCCTGTCCAAGAACCAAACAATTGAGAGACCACGTTTTGGTCCATTTTCCAATTACACCCCGCGCTGTCCCGCCCCATCAGCCCTTTGCGATACTGTTCACCAATGGCTTCTTGCGGAACAAAAAGACCCTTTAATGAATCAACAATCGTTGCTGATGTGAATGGCTCAATAGTGACTGATCTACGACCATCACGAGGAGCACCTTCAGAGTCAAGATAAGCACCAGCAGTCAAGTAGGTGATCAATCCTGTAGGAGGTGTGCCAGCAGAGCCAACAATGTTTGCTGTGTTGTTCTTAGCCATGACTAAGCCATCACGATCAATCTTGTTTGCAATTGCGGCGATAGCTGGCTTCAACACTCGATCACTAAACATGTCCAAGGACAATGCCAAGTCAGCCGTGGTGAATTGCGTGTCCACATGGAATTGCGTAGACAAAGTCACTGGCACTGAGGTTTCGTTGAAGTCTTCAACATTCAGAGCTGGACCAGTAGTTCCGATGAAGCGACCCGGTCTCCGCACGTTGACTGTGTTACCAATCTTTGCACCCACCACAGCAAACTGATCATCGTAATTGCGATCCACCTCTGACGTGAACGTCAATTCGTTCTCTAGCACCATGAGCGCTTCATTGGTGATTTTCGATATCGTCAATAAATTATTTGACATGATTCTTTCCTTAAAAAGTTAAAAAGTTTGATTACCTAATCTTCCCAGCTTTACGAGCCTCACGCCACTGCTGAAACGTCCCTGTGAATCTGCCTTCAGAGTCTAGGGGCACTTCAGAAGCCGCGCTCGTTGCCCTCAGTGGGCTAATAGGCTTTGGAGCATTCGACCTCACAACAGGCTTCACTTCTTCTTGAGGAGCTTTCTCAAGCCTTGCCTCAATCTTTCCTAACTCTCTAAGAGCACTTAATGTAGACATCTTGGATAACTTCTCAGCTACTTCTGGATTCTCTGCTAAGTGGTACAGGATTCGAGGTCCAGTCTCACTCTCAAAGATTGCATCACGCAACTGATCACTTACCACTACATCTGATGATGCAAGCATGTCTTCATAATCTGGTAACTCTGCTTTCACTTGAGCTTGACGCTTATTCCATGCCTCAAATGTTTTGGCACGATCATCAGCTAATCTACGCTCAAACTCTTGCTTGTCACGCTCCCTAAGTGCTTCCTCTGTTGAATACTTTGCAAGTGCTTCTGCGTACTCAAACGCATCAGTAAATTGCTCTGCTCTAGGTTTAACAGTTTCAGTTGGTTTAGGACTTACTCTTGCTTCTAGCTCTTTCAACTTAGCTTCTAGTTCACTAGCTCTAGTACGCTCACGATCTGCTTCAGCTCGTGCCATTTCCCTTTGCTTAGTGATATCTGAGAATCGCTTTTCGAGACGATTAGGCTTCTGTTCTTCTGTTGTTTTGCTTTGTTCTTCAGCAATGGGTTCATTCTGCTCTTTAACTTCTGTAGGCTCAGTAGGAACTGCCTCTACAGGAGTGGTGTCAGCTAAACCTAAACGATTGCTATAAAACTCAGCACTGTTTTCGCTTGTGAGCACTTGGCTCGCTTCTTTTTCAGACATGGTTTGACCCAAGGATTTGCCCAATCAACCTGATTGGTAAGGTTTCGTCAATATAGACTGAATTGATTACTGTGTCAAACTACTGTATAGATTGCACACTTTCTTGAGCATATTTGTACTGTTCAGCATTTCTGCTTGCAATTTCTTTTTCCAGCCTTGCAGTGTCCAAATGGTGCACCAAAAGCTCCATAATGGACTCAATTTCTGTCTTGTTTTGGCTAGAAATGGCTCTCATGTTTACATCATGAACTCTAGCCTCAAGCATGGACTCAGTATTGTGGGCTTTAGCTGTCTGCCTCATCAGCTCACGTTGAGTCTCTGCTTGTTGTTTAACACCTTCAATGTCCTGACGCTGTTTGATGGTCATCTGGAGCTGTTGAATCTGTTGTTGCATGGCTTGCATTTGTTGCTGAG